TAACATTGTACCCAGAATCTATACCAGATGGTACTGGTGTTGTTCAATTAAATTACTTGTACTTTCCAGCAGATCCTAAATGGGGATTTGATGTAGATACTGAACTAGGTCATTACGTATATAATGAGTTAGACTCTCAAGACTTTCAAATACATAAATCAGATCAACCATTGTTGATAGATAAAATACTTGGTTACGCAGGTGTAATGACTAAAGATCAATTTGTAATGTCTTTAGCTAACGGTAAAGAACAACAAATAAACGCTAACGATCAAAAATAATAAACATGGCAGCAACAGATACAAAAACAACAACAGCTTTTATAACGCTGAATGATATAATAAATAACTTTATAATATCATACACTGGGCCTGGTAAACTTATTCCAGATTCAAAAAGAACAGAAGTAATATTTCACGCTAGACGTTGTTTACAAGAATTTGCTTATGAAACATTGAAAAGTAAGTTTACAATAGACGAATTAACAATGCCGTCAGGAAATGAACTTAACTTACCCAAAGATTTTGTGACTACAATCGAGGTTGGAGCTGCACCTATCGGTAATGTACCTATAACAGTTTTTACTCAAGTAGCATATACTGGTACTTTAGGAGCTTATGTTGACCCAGGGCTTAATAATTTTTCAATAGATTATAGTACTAGGACTATGTTTTTTAGTGTTTCTAACACAAGTTATGTTAATTTTAAGTTGACTTACTTATCAAATGCTCTTACAACAGATGAATCTGCTGCTATTCCAAAACTAGCAGAAGAAGCTTTATACGCCTGTATGGTTTACGCTATACTAGCAAATAGAGAAAAGACAAACCCAAACTTACTACAAAGATTATTAATAGAAAAAATAGACAAATTAGAAAGATCAAAATCTAGATTAATTTTTACTAACTTTTCTGAATAAATAAAACAAAATGGCTATAAACGTAGACAAAGTATATAAGACCGTTTTGTTGATATTGAATAAAGAACAACGTGGTTATATGACTCCTGATGAGTTTAATAAAACAGCTACACAAGTTCAGCTTGATATATTTGAACAATATTTCGACGACTTAAATCAGCAGCTACGTGTACCACAAGCAGATTTTGACTATAGTAATAGGCAGACTGATATAGATGACAAAATATCAACATTTAAATGTTTAGGCCCCTGTGCTACTGTTGGACCAAACGTGCCACCTTTTAATCTACCTATTGTAGATAATTTAACAGGTACAGCTATAGTTTACGATGATACTCCTAATGCTAGTGAGTTTGCTTTTTATAGACTAGGTACTGTCACTTATGATGATATAGAAGTTCAAAGACTTCAAAGAGTTGAGTTTTATAATATAGATAAATCAGATTTAACTCTTCCTAGCGAAAACTTTCCAGTATATCTTTATGAAAGCGGTAAGCTGAATATAAAACCTCCAACAATACAAACCGATGTAGAAGCAACTTTTCTTAGAAAACCTAAAAATGTTATTTGGAATTTTCAAATACCTACTGGTGAAAACTATTATGAATACGTAGCCGCTGGTTCACAAGATTTCGAATTACATTCTTCAGAGCAAGTGGATGTTATAACAAGAATACTACTATACGCTGGTGTGGTTGTTAAGGATTACCAAATAGTTCAATTAGCCTCTAAAGAAATACAACAAAATGAAATAAATCAAAAAAGCTAACAAATGGGTTTAATTACAGAAAATAATGCACACTACTACTCCGGTCAACAAGCTTATGTCTCAGACTCAAACGCTTCAAACGTTAGTATAAAGTGGGTTGGAGACACTGAGTTAAAGCCGACTATACAGGGTGCTCAAAATTCTAACTATCAGGTATTTATAAACAATCAACTCAAAACAGAGTTTACAGACTATAACTTAGTTAATGGATCTGTTGTTATTACTTCTTTGTTAGCAGGGGATGTAGTTATTATACAGCTTGTGGAATCTGCTAGGCAGGAAAATTATGGCTCATACGCATATACTAAATTAGACGATATTATAAATAACTTTTTAGTAGCTTACGTTGGTGATGGTAAAATGATATTATCTGCAAAAAGAACAGATATTGTATTTTTTGCTAAAAGAGCTATGCAAGAGTTTAGCTATGATACATTGAAGAGCGTAAGATCACAAGAATTAAGTGTGCCTCCAAATTTAAGTATACCTATACCTCAAGACTACGTTAATTATGTAAACATATCTTGGATAGATCAGTCAGGTATTAAGCATATTATATATCCAACCACTTTAACTAGTAACCCAACAGCTATACCTCTGCAAGATGACAAAGGTATACCTATGCAAGATAGTTTCGGAGATAACATAGAAGGAAGCTCTATAACAGAGGAAAGATGGAATACTAACGGCATTGGTGTTATAAATAATCAATTAGAAGATGGATCACCTGTGTGGGCTGATGTTTACGGTGGAGGTTTTGGTCAAGGTTTTGCTTGGCAAAGTGGTTTTTATGGACTACAACCTGAAGTTAGCCAAATAAATGGCTGGTTTACAATTAATGAAAGAACCAATAGTTTTTGTTTCTCAAATGACTTAGTTGGCCGTACGATCATTTTAGAGTACATCTCTGATGGTTTAGCTTATGACTTAGATACTAGAGTCCCTAAGATGGCTGAAGAAGCTATGTACGCATATATCTTGCATGCTATAGTTTCTACTAGAATTAATCAACCTGAGTATTTGGTTCAAAGATTACGTCAAGAAAAAAGTGCTAAATTAAGAAATGCTAAAATAAGATTATCTAACATAAAACTAAGCGAATTTGTTCAAGTTATGCGAGGTAAATCCAAGTGGATAAAATCATAAATTAAATGGCTGAGATTAAAAATACTTTTCTAAAATCCAAAATGAATAAAGATTTGGATGATAGGCTTATACCTAATGGAGAATATCGTGATGCGCAAAACATTTCCGTTGGTAAATCAGAAGATGCTGACGTAGGTGCGTTAGAAAACATCATAGGTAACTCCACTATAACTGAAGAACTACCTATAGGATATGCTAACTTTGGTGAGATTATAGGGTATTTTTCGGACAGTACAAACAATAGGATAATAACTTTTGTAACAAACTATAAAGACCCAAATCCCTCTAGCCCAACTTATTTATCAATTGCTAACACTTATAGCCCATCAGGTGATTTTCCTTTGGCTGGAAATTACAAGTCTCACATATGTGTATACGATCAAGACAACCCAGGGTATGTTATAGTAGTTTCTGGAGATTTTTTAAATTTTTCTACTACGAACAAAGTTTTAGGCGTTAGCTTGATAGAGGACTTACTGTTCTTTACAGATAATAGAAATCAACCTAGAAAGATAAACATAAATTTAGCATTAAGTAATTCCAATTACTACACTACCGAAGACACAATATCCGTAGCTAAATACAGTCCTTATGAAGCTATAAGTTTATTAAAAAAGGTGACTAAAAAAACAACATCTGCCGCTGTTGGTAGCTCTACTATTAATGTTGAAGATACTGACGGAATAGAAGACGGAATGTTTGTTGTCGCTAAAAACGTAGATAATGTAAATGCTATAGAAGGTTCTGATTTTGTAACTGTAGACAGTACAACTGCCACAACCGTTAATTTAGTTACTCAAGAAGGAGCTACTACAGTGCCTGTAGCTTACAATGCTGATATAAGTGACAATGGAATTGTTACTTTTTTAAAATCAACCATGACTAAGGAAGATCCTGCAACTGGTTGGCCAGGTGACCCTGATCTACTAGAAAGCAGGTACGTAAGATTTTCATATAGATTTAAGTTTGATGACGGAGAAAATTCTATAATGGCTCCTTTCACTCAAATAGCTTACGTTCCTAAGAAAAAAGGTTATTTTAGAGATGGTGATGAAGATGCTTCTTATAGATCTACCATATTGGAGTTTATGGAAAACGAGATGAACAACATGGAATTGTTGATACCTCTACCATCTAAAGGAGTTAATCTAGAACAAGAATATAAAATAACAAACCTAGAGATTTTATACAAAGAGTCAGACGCTCTAACTGTTAAGGTTTTAGAGACGTTACCCATAAGTAGTATACCTTCTTCTGAACTACAAACAAACATATATTCTTACCAGTACCAATCAAGAAAACCTTACAAAACTCTGCCTGAATTTGAGACTACTAGAGTTTACGATAAAGTACCTGTTAGAGCCCTATCTCAAGAGACTTCTGGTAATAGAGTTATGTATGGTAATTTCTATGATAGATACTCTTCACCCAATTCAATTGACTATTATGTTGGTGCTTTTTCTAAAGAAACTGTCAACTTTGATTCATGGGTAGAATATCCAAATCACACAGTAAAGCAAAACAGAAATTATCAAGTTGGTTTTATTCTTGCTGATAAGTTTGGTAGACAAACTCCAGTAATACTCTCACCTGTAGATCTAACCTCTCTAGACACTGGTAGTAGTGATTTTGTAGGTGGTTCAACTATCTACAATCAATACTATGATGGAAGCACCCAGCCGGTAATTAGAAATTGGTTTGGCGACGCTATAAAAGTTGTTGTTCAAAACAAAATATCAAATGGTGTAAACGACACAAATAACTTAACACAAGCAGGTCTTTATGCTATTCAGTATCAAGATAGTGCAGCTAGCGGTATAGGTTTTTCTATATCTTCATCTTCATTGAATAGTTCACAAGATCAATTAACGTTTAACTTAGATTCAAATAACCCAGATAACACCAGTATACCTAGGGTAGGTGATTATTTAAGAGGTGAATATAGAGATTACGTTAAAGTTACTTCTGTGACAGGAACAATTTCATACACTGCAACAGCTGATGGATCTATAAGTAAAAGCTATTTACATAAAGATAATCTAACCAATGATATAAAATTTGCTTATATAATAAACCAAGTTGGTTGGTACTCTTACAAAGTTGTTGTAAAGCAAACTGAACAAGATTATTACAATTGTTATCTACCTGGAATACTTGATGGGTACCCTGACCACACTGGTACTAGTCCTTACCCTAGTAACGAAGATGGTAAAACTGCTCATGTAGTTTTATTAAATGACAATATAAATAAGATACCTAGAGATTTATCTGAAGTTGGTCCAGATCAAAAACAATATAGAAGTTCTGTGCAGCTATTTGGTAGAGTTGAAAATAACTCTGGAACATCTAATACGCAGTATTTTCCAGGATCTTCAACAGATACAGCCTCTACAATAGCCACAGCTAATGACTTAAACATGA